CACCTGAACCCGAATAACTAATAAATGGCCGAACTACAAACCAGCACGATGGTAAGCCCGTCAGTGCAAGAACAAGAAGCAGCTGATAACACAGAAGCAATGGCCCAAGCTTGGGATGACAAGCAGGAGGCACTACAACAAGAACTTGGGGATGGCTTAGTGTCAGAGCCCGAGGAACAAGCACAGGAGCGCCCAGAATGGCTTCCTGAGAAGTTTTCAAACCCCGAAGAAATGGCGAAAGCCTATGGTGAACTTGAATCAAAGCTTGGGAATCCCACTGAGGAGCCCACTGAGCCCGAGGAGCCATCTGAGGCTTTTCAATCGATCAACCAAGCCACTGAGGAGTTCATGGAATCAGGGACTCTTAGTGACGACACCTTCAAGAACCTGGAAGCCTCAGGACTCCCCCGTGAGCTTGTAGAGTCGTATATTGCGGGCCAGCAAGCAATCGCTGAGAGTCAGACCGCTGCTGTTTTCGAGATCGCAGGAGGACAAGATAACTACACGGCGATGGCTGAGTGGGCCACAGAGGCACTCGATGAGGCCTCGTTAGATGCGTTCAACCAGATCGTGGAGACAGGCACAATTGAGCAGGCAAAGGTAGCAGTCCAAGGGCTCTACTCCCAGTATCAAGCGGCCAGTGGAGCGGCACCTAAGATTGTCCAAGGGAACACTTCAGGGAATGCAGTGGCTCCGTTTGGGTCATCCCAGCAAGTCAGTATGGCTATGCGTGACCCTAGGTATAACAGGGATCCTGCGTATCGTGAAGAGATCCAAAGACGCCTTGCAATCTCTGACGTTCTTTAAATCATGAGCACAATAATTAACTACATCGTAGACAACAAAGACGCCCTTATCAGTACCTTTACGGCTATCGTTGCGGCCGCCTCAGCCATCGCGGCATTGACGCCTACCCCTACCGATGACTCGATTACTGCTAAGCTCTACAAGATCGTTGACTGGCTTGCTCTTAACGTAGGGAAAGCGAAAGATAAATGATCGCGTCCATCGTTAGATTATTAATAGCCTTCCCGTCACTGGGGAGGCTTTTTCTTTCTATAAGAGATGAATACACTAAAGAGCTTTCTAATCGCAGGTATACTCGTCATCGCACCCTTATCAACAACTGGGTGCACGACTCTAAAGCCAAGCCGGATACCCGAAATGATCCAGAGGCTTAATGCCCACGACTTTGACAAAGACGAGAAACAAACAATTTCTTCGTTACTTAACTACATTAACTACTTAGAGAATGAGTTGTAGTGCATGGTTCAGTGGCTCAGCGATTCCCCAAGATGATGTTGAGCCGATCTTAGCGATCTGCGTGGGGCATAGCCGAGCAGTAGACATGGGAGCTTCTTCGGTTGACAATGAAACCACGGAGTGGGACTACAACCTACGAGTGGCCAAAGCGATGAAGGAGCGCTTAGACAAGCTCGGGGTTCCCAGTATGATTGTCTGTGAATATCCGGGCCAGAACTACTTTGATGCCATGGAGCGACTAGGGAAGTTCTTGAAGGATAAGAAGGTAAAAGCAGCCATAGAGCTTCACTTTAACTCAGCAGGGACGTCAGCGCATGGTAGCGAGATGCTCTACTGGCACAGGTCCAGTAAAGGGAAAGAGATCGCTGAGTGTCTACAAGAGGTGGTTGTTAATGAATTTAAAACAAGGGACAGAGGCATTAAACCACGGACAAAGCGAGAGCGAGGCGCAAAGTTTCTTCGAGTTACTCCATGTCCCTCAGTGATCGCTGAGCCGTTCTTTGGGTCCAACATGGACGAATGGAATCAATTTAAACTTAACCACGATAGCCTGGGTGTTGCTCTGGCTAACGGATTCAACAACTACTATAACCATGAAACGTCAAGGAGTTAGCCTAAGGAAGGAGCACAAGTCTAAGAAAGGGGGCCTTACTGAAAAGGGGAGGAAATACTACAACAACAAGACTGGTAGTAAGCTTAAGAGACCTCAACCCGGTGGAGGGCCTCGTAAACGGTCATTCTGTGCACGTATGAGTGGCGTTAAGGGGCCTATGAAAGATGCTAAGGGACGTCCTACGCGGAAGGCGTTAGCCCTAAGGCGGTGGAAATGCTAAAGATTATGTATAATAAAACCAAAGTTAAACGAAAAGGCCTCTCTATTAAGAAGAAGAAGTGAGCAAAATAGACAAACCATCAGTTGATGACATCGTTAAGGTGGTATTTCTTGACCACGCACAGGACTTAGGGAAGCCCCTTGTCTGCACTGTGTATGGAGTGGTGGAGTATATAGATAAAACCTCCATGAACATTTTAACATGGCACCCTACTAACAAGGAGGACCAAAGCGAGGGTGTTAACCAAACAGTATACACAATCATACGGAGCTGCATAACGCGGCTCAAAGTATTAATTTAAAACTTTCATTGCGTCCAATAAACCCAAGGACATCAAACAATAAACATTCAGCCTGATGCGTTAGACAACTGATCGTTTCGTTGGTGACTAACGACTACGGACAATATAAACAAAACAAACTATAACCAAAAATTATTATGGCACTAGATAACTATCCCTCCATTCCGGGTAAAGTGAATGGCACAGGGGCACGGACTGCGCCTGCTGGTTCTCCATCAGTAGACAACGCTCTGTTCCTGAAAGTATTTAGCGGTGAGATTCTTACAGCGTTTGATGAAACAAATGTTGCTAAAGACCTCATCATGACTCGCACGATTTCCAGTGGAAAGAGCGCACAGTTCCCAGTAACAGGCAAGGCAGAAGCCAAGTATCATATTCCTGGTGATGATCTGCTTGGCACTAGCGACTACTTGTCCCAAATTGCTCACAACGAGAAGGTAATTAACATTGACGACATGCTCGTCGCTTCGACTCTTATCCCAAGAATCGATGAAGTTAAAAATCATTACGATCTTCGGAGCATATACGGAAAAGAGCTCGGAAAGGCACTCGCTAAGCGTCTGGACATCCAGATCCTTAAAACAATGTTTGCTGCTGGCCTCACTACCACTGCTAACGTCACTGGAGGACACACAGGAACTCAGATTCTTAGTGCAGACACTATGACTGCTGGCGGACTTGTTGAAGCACTCTTTGAGTGTGCTCGTTCACTTGACGAGAAGGAAGTCCCATCTGATGACCGCTTTGCTATCTTGACTCCGTTCCAGTATTACAAGCTGCTTACTGCTGACAACGTAGCAATCAACAAGGACACCTCGAGTGGTTCTGCTGATTCTGCTAAAGGTAGCATTGTTGAGGTAGCTGGTATCAAGCTTTACAAGAGTCCGCACCTTGAAGGAGTTCAGGTTGCTGTAGGTAGCCAAAACGCTGATGATGGAAACGTAGCTAACTCTCCGTTCTCAGCAACTGCAATTGCGAACGATGATGCTGGTTACAATGGTGACCTTTCAGGTGTTCGCGAAGTTGGAAGTGGACAAGATGACAATGTCGGCTTCGTTGCTGGACACTCGTCTGCTGTTGGTTGCGTTAAGCTTCTCGACCTCGCTACTGAGTCCGAGTATCTCATTGAGCGTCAGTCCACCTTGTTCGTTGCTAAGTATGCAATGGGCCTTGGTGTTCTTCGCCCTGAGTCTGCTGTTGTGGTTAACACCACTTCAACTGCTGCTGCTTAATAGCACACCCTAAATTCATGCCTCGTCCTCATTAAGTTGGGGACGGGGCATTTTTTCATTTTTAAAATTATGCCACTCACTACAAAACTCGAAGCCGTCAATACGATGCTGGGTAACATTGGGGAAAGCCCAGTGACTCAAATCACTGTTACTTCCACTCTACCTATCTCTGCGGTCACCGCGATCACCGTGTTAGACGAAGTTAGTCGCGAGGTTCAATCAGAGGGATGGCACTTCAATACGGTAAATAAGCAGACGCTTAGCCCTAATGTTAGCAATGAGATCGTCCTCGATGATAACATTCTGCACATAGATACCCTAGATGGCTCTAAGGACATTGTGCAACGTGGGAGCAAGTTGTTTAACCGTGAAGATAATACATTCACTTTCACAGGCGACATTGACGTCAGGTTGATGTTCCTTTTAGATTTCACTGATCTCCACGAACAAGCTAGGAGATACATTACACTTAAAGCCTCAAGGGTCTTCCAGACACGAGTCGTAGGGTCTCAAGAACTTGAGCAACAGATCCTCCGGGATGAACTCAAAGCACGCTACAACCTTGAAGAGATGGACGGACAAGGAGCCGACAGGACCATCTTTGATAACTACGATGTTGCCTCGTGTCTTGGTATTAACCGCAACTACGACCTTCTCTAATGGCATTAATCAATACATCGCTACCTAACCTGATTCAAGGAGTCAGCCAGCAGCCAGACGCTACGCGCTTCTCTGGTCAGTGTGACGACCAGGTTAACTTTTCGTCTAGTGTTGTCGATGGGTTGACAAAGCGAAACGGCACTAGGTATGTCGGCCAAATCGCTACTGGCGCAATCACTGACGAAAGTTTTGTTCACTTTATTAACCGGAGTGAAGAAGAGAGGTATGTATTAATACACGAGGGCACTGCTCTCTATGCTTACAATGTTCTCACTGGGGAAGAGGCGACTATCAATGGATCCACAGGTGGCTTCACCCCAGCAGCTGATAGCTACCTAGAAATCCCATCGTCAGTGGGAACACCCCGTGGGCTTCTCAGGGCCTCTACTGTTTCTGACGGGACCTTTCTTGTTAACCGCTCTAAGACAGTAGCGACAGACCAATCGTCTCGTGCCGATGCCTTAGATAAAGAGGCGTTGATCTTTGTTAAGCAAGGAGACTACGCAAAGAAATACGCAGTGGACCTCACTTATTCTACTACGTCCCCAGCGGCTGCACAGGTAAACCTTACATACACCAAGGTGAGCTTCAGAGGGGGAAACACAAGATACACATTAAGCTCAGTCGGGTCAATCGTTGGTGGTGGGCAAGGGTATACTAATGGGGAAACTTACACTGTCGTTGGATTCCCTCCTACTTATAACTCAGATGTTATTAGAACTGTTGATAGTGGAGACGCGACTTTAGTTGTGGGGGTAACAAACACCTCTACAGGAGAAGTAGCTTCAGCCACAATAAGAAACAAGGGTTCTCAGTTAACTATCGGGAACAGTGAAGACGTAGGGGATACTATTACGATAACAGTTACGCTAGAACTCGGAGAAGCGATAACTACAGCAGGGACAGTTACTACTAATGTGTTTATAACGTCAGATGACTCTTCTCATGCAACTAACGCAGACACTTCAGTTATTGCTGGCATTCTTCTTAATAGTAATTCACACAACACCAGCGCTTTCGTTGATGAGTTCCCTGGGATCAACAACAACAACGGGAATGCTGATTTTAACATTGAGAGCTCCGGTAACCTCATCGTTTTAACGAGACGCTCCGGCAAAGGAGACTTTGAGATCCGTTCCCACGATGGGCTCGGTGACGGTGCACTCGGTGTTGTCTATAAGGAAGTCGGAGCGATTACTGACTTACCACTATATGCTAAAAATGGCTTCATAGTCAAAGTCCGTGGAGACCAAGAGTTATCCGCAGACGACTACTACGTTAAGTTCGAGACGACTGATGGCCAGGATATCGGGAACGGAGCGTGGGTTGAGACGTCTGCCCCAGGGCAACTAACCAACTACGACACTTCCACGCTTCCTAGGTTAATTACTAATACATCATTAAACAAGTTTGAGATCAATGAGATCAAGACGGCACCTAGGTTTGTTGGGGACGATACCACTAATCCGTTCGCTTCGTTTGTCGGAAAGAACATCCAGAACAGTGTGTTCTTCAAGAGCCGCTTAGGGTTTATCTGTGAGAACAACGTGATCCTCTCGGAGTCCGGACTAGGAGTCCGCAATGACTCAGGAGTGTTCGAGTATAACTTTGGACGGACCACAGTTACCACACTGCTCGACTCGGACCCGATTGATGTGGTCGTAGAGGCGCAGCGTGTTGTTAATCTCAGCGCGGCTGCTGCGTCACAAGAGAATCTCATTTTGTTCGCTGAGAATGGACAGTTTGTTCTCAAAGGTGAAGAGCTGTTGACGCCTAAGACGGTCTCAGTGAAACCAGTGACTAACTTTGAATACAACGCTGACACGGACCCAGTGTCTGTCGGTTCGTATATTTACTATCCGTTTGACTTCGGTAATCACACAGGGATCAGGGAGTTCTCACTAAACAAAGACACAGACGTTTACGAGTCCAACGCGATCACTGAGCAGGTTCCTCGGTATATACCGAAAGATATCACTAGGTTCTCCGGATCGTTGTCAGAGAATACACTTGCAGTCCTGTCTAAAGAAGACGATCAGGTGTTATACATTTATAAATATTTCTATAGCGAAGGACGCAAAGTCCTCAGCTCGTGGGCTAAGTGGGAAATGGATGTTCACATCAAGAGTTTTGAGTTTATGGACTCCACGCTCTACATGATCGCCACTGACGACATTTCGGACTCTGAGACATACATATTGAATTTACCTCTCAACTTCGACGGGGAAGACGAAGGGACCGCTACGTATACCCTGACACCGTCCGGAAGCACGATCACCGTAGCGCCGACTGTTGTAAACTCTGTGAACGACAGTGTCACACACTTGGACATGCGGAGCCCTGCGATTGTCTACGGAGGATACGTCAAGTTTCCTGGGTCGTTTATCTCAGGGTCTAAACGTCCACTGCGTGAGAACATTACGTCAATCGATGCGGCTACTACACCAGCGCCTTATTACTGTTCAAATGATATTGTCGTATACAATGACAAAGGCGTTAAGCTCAACTCGACGGCAACACAGTCGGGCAGTGCGACTTACGTGACGATCGACGATCCGATTGCTGACGGGACTTCTGTATGGGTCGGCTATGAGTTCAACAGTAAATACACGTTCTCTGAGCAGATCTTCAAGGCTCAAGCAGGCCAAGCGCGGACCCCTAACGCAGCTGCTAAGCAGTTTATTAAAAATCTATCTCTGTATCATACACGCACGTCTGACTATGAGATCAAAGTGACGCCAGATAAGCGTTCACAATACACTAATTCATTCCCAGCGACGTATGACTCAGCGAGCCACGTTGAACTAAAAGATGGATTCTTCAGGGCTCCTGTGTTTGCATCGTCAGGGAACTTAGAGATTATCATTGAGAACAACGGCGCGATGCCTAGTAACTTCCAGTCTGCTGAATTTGAAACCTTTGTCCACACACGGTCACCGAGATATGGTGCGTAGAACATACGGAGACTGTTCGATAGTCCGCGCGACTATTCAGCACGTTCACGAGCTCAAAGATAAACTCAGGGTTCACGATGTGCGCGAGTGTGAGTTGCTCGGTAGTAACCCTAAGACCGCTCTGATGCTCGCACTGACAACAGACATCTCAACGTATGCAGCGCTCGACGGTGAGGGCAAGGTGTTCGCGATGTTCGGCTCAGGACCACTCGAAGGTCCTTCTGGTTACATTTGGATGCTTGGCGCGGACGATGTGCTCACCCATAAGCGCCAGTTTATCCGAGCGTCGAGAGACTGGGTGAACCACCTGTCTCAACCGTATGCCTTCACCACGAACGTGGTCCTCAAAGAGAACAAAGTGGCTGTGCGCTGGCTTCGCTTTTGCGGCGCTAAGTTTGTTCGCGAAGTTACTATCTCTGACAATCCTTTTTACGAATTTATTATAACCCCTAATTAAAAACTATGTGTTTACCTATATTTGGTGCAGCAGGCGCAGCGCTACTCGGGACTACCGGTGCCACTACTGGTGCATTAGCGTCTACTGGCGTCATCGCGCAGGCGGTCGGCACTATGTCTGTGCTTGGCCCTCTTGCCCAAGGAATGCTCACAATTGGAGCACAGAGTCAACAGGCTTCAATGCAAGCTAAGGCTCAGGAACGAGCTACGATTGCAGAGAATGCTCGATACAGTCAGCAGGTATCAGCAATGCGTAAACAACAAGCCACTGAGTCGCTCAGGCTCGCTCAGGAGGTCTCAGCGGCCAACCGGGCCAGTATGGAGGCCATGGCGCGTAAAGAAGTGGCAGCTGCCGAGGGAGGCATAAGTCTTGGGTCTGCAAGTTTCCTTGCGGAAATGAGAGACCTCGAGAGGCAGGTAGGGGAGCACAACTATGCGATCCAACAGAATCAATACTTGGCTGATCAGGCATACGAGATGAGAGCCCGTGACCTTGGACTCCAAGCACAACAGAACTACATCAACATCAACAAGCCTATCGCTACTCCTAACGTCCTTGGGACAATGCTGAGTGCAACCTCGACGAGCCTTGAGAATTACGCAGACGCTAAGCGCTTACAGACAAGTCAACTTCCTTCAGCGCCTACAACAACTATTGATTAATCCATGACACGCAGAGATTTATTTAACAAGCCAACCCGTGAGCAGGTGCCTTTCAACTTGAGCGCGCCTGCAATTACAGGGAAACCCTTTCAGGCGGGCCAGTATTCGGTGGCAGTTCAAGCTCCTGTGCCTGCCTCACAGACGTCTATGGGGAAACTAGCAGCAACGCTAGGGCAGATAAATCCAGCAATCAGAGCGTATGGGCAAGCGCAACAGGCAGAGACAGACCTCCAAAAGACTATGTTTGGACTCGACTTTGCCCAAATGACGGAAAAGGAGAAGGAATTAGCAGCACAACGCCTTAAGAGCGAGGAGAAGTTTAACAGTAAGTTTCGCGGAGAAGGATACGAGCTTAACCCAGTCGCACAGATATACGCCAAGGAACTCATCGGAGCAGACAAGGCTGATGAGTATATGGCTTTTATTGAGGAGAACAAAGCTAAGTATATTGAGGATCAGGTAGTCCTTAAAGGGTTCAAACCAAGCCCAATGCAAATCAATGAGTTTGTTGAGGGGCTCACCGAACAGTTTAAGCAGGACAACCAAGACACCATGGCTGACCCTTTGATGCTCGCGGGGTTTATGCGTAGCACCTCTGAGTATCGTAATAGAGCAAGTGTTCAGATTGCAAAGGAAGCCTCGGACACTCATAAGAACAACGTGCTTATCCCTCAAGCGGCTAAAGCTCTAAGTAGGGTTTCAACAATTTCAGATATGCAACTCCCCCTGACTGGAGCCCTCATGCCTGAACAAGAACGGAATGCTAGGTATCAAGAAGCCTGGACAAGAACAGGACCACTTACTGCTACTGACCAGAAACTAGTCTTACAAAATTGGCTAAACTCAATGCCTCCTTCATTAGCACAAGTAAAACTTGAACAGTTGGCTGATGCAGGCATTAAAGTAGGTAATGAGCCTCTTAGGTCTTATGATCCTATTGGGGATACTTACTACAACAATTTACAAGACGAGCTTGATGAGAAAAACTTTGAAGAACGTAGGCAAAAAATATCTAACGATACCGTAATCAAGAATGAGAAGGTTAAGGAGTTTCAGAAGCTGTTTGATTCTGAAGAGTATCGGGAGCTTTCTTATACAGATAAGATTGAATACCAAAACAATCTTAGAGACGAGATTTCCAAGATAACAGATCGAGACGAGCAAGTATTGACTTCAGACGCCTTCAGTTTAGTTACTCAAAGAGAAGCTACAGAAAGGGACCGAGGAGTAGCTGAGATAAGATTAGTTTCTCAGCGATCAGGGACAAACAGTCTTGTGTCTTTCCAGAACCAAGGATTAGAGGAATTGTTGAAGACAGCAGATGACTTCATTAAAAGCAATGGGATTAAAGAAACAGACCCTGCTTACGGGCTAATCAAAGGGTTTGTTGAGCTTGAAAAAGGAGAGTTAACGGAAGATGTGTTTAATGTTGGAGCCCCTCAGAACAAAACCATTGAAATGATCGGGAAGTTCAGAAGGGATTTCAATTCATTCATTATGGACCTAGAAGAAAGGCTTTTGGACACCAAAGGGGGCGAGTCGCTTTCCATAGGGGATAAGACTTATAATATTCCGGAAGAGAAGACATTACAAAGCAAGCAGAATATATTAGATGAAGCACTAGGAGCGGAGCGCACAAGGCTTCTTGAAGAGATCAAGACTGAGTTCAAAAGTCTTATAACTGAGAACAAGAAGGAACTTGAGGAGAGGGCAGCAGTGATAAAAGAAGAAAGAGAAAGACCACAACGCATTGCTACCCTCCAAGCGGACCGAAAAGAAAACTTAGAAAAATTAAGCATTGCGAGAGCAGGAGGAGGACTGCTTGCCCAGACAACCTTTCAGGCAGGAGGTCGGACGTATTCTAAGAGCCCTGTTGAAGGTCAACCTGGAGTTTTTGTTGGTGGGTCTAGCTTTTCAAAAATAAGAACCCAACCTGAATTTGTAACTCAAAGTAAAGTATT